CTACCTTGTTCTTGCCTTTGAATAAAGCCTGACACTGACCCGTGAAGAGCAATAACATCTCCATCATCTACAAACGTATCCGTGCATGTAGGTTTAATACCTTTTAATTGAGAAAACTCAAAAGCTTGACCTTTCATCACACTTATAACTCCTGTAGTTCCGTTCTCGGCTACATTGTCTTGTGTAAAAAATATTCTGTATTGTGTTTTATCAGGTATCACTATAGATTGAAAATTAGTAGAGTTAGCTATTTGTGTGTCAAATAAAGATTGCACGTTAGAACTTATAGTTCCTAACTCAACGTCACCAATCCTAGCAGTACCAGCAATAGTTCTTAAACCATCAGGACCTAAGAATATTAAGTCACCAGCAAATTCTTGAATTGTGTTACCATTTATACAGCCAATATTTCTTGTAACTGGGACAACAGCAAAATCACTAGACGAGCTACCACCAAGTTTAAATATTCTGTTCTCACAAAAGATAAATAAATTATCACGGAAAACTTTAAGTCCTACAATAGTATCATCAACTTTAATACTTCCTGCACCATCAGCAGCGTCAAAACCATCTTCGTCAAAAGGTTCACTAAAGACTACTTCTTGCTTAGTCGTTGCCTTACCTGCGTAGAACATATGGTTCTTAAAAGCTGTTACAAACTTAGAACCTGCTACTGCACTAGCACTTACATCTGTTGCACTAAAAGATGTGTTAAATACAGTGGGTGCATTTGTTCCATCTACAACTATAAGTTTATCGTTGCCATCAAAGTTAAATCTTTCAAAAGCGTACTTACCTGCACTTGTTCTGCCGCTGTCTATACTTGTCCAAGATGATCCTGCAGGAGTGGCTTGATAGATGCTTGTACCCCTAGCTGCTACAACTTTGCTTGCAAATGATGCAACCATAAGAACTTCTTCACCTGCGTTAGATGTAAAAGGAACAATTGCAGATACGTACTTACTAAAACCATTTATTCTTTTGTAACCACCATCAATGTCAGGCTCAAAGTTTTCTAGCTCCAAAGCCTGTCCCGGTTTCATTATAAACGTAGATTGGTTAAGAACTAACCCACCTTCACAAACAAATGGAAATGCAGCGGTTTCACTTAAGTCAGCCAATTATACTGCCCTCATGTAATTTTTCCTGTTTATTAATTCTACCCTCATCCGTTTAATACCGTCTTCGTATTCCTTAAGGGCGTACTGTGCTGTCTGTACATCTGACCTAAACATGTAGGTGTAATACTTTGCACGAGCATTTATTATTGATTCAAATCTTGTAGGTATAATTCCTGTGTCAGTTGCACCAGTCAAAGCTGTGTTAGTTACGTAGTAATCAAAACTTATTGTTCTGTTGCTTGAATCTGGTATAGGTGTCAAACCTATTTCATCGTTGTAAGTTGTGTATACAAACTCAGGATCGGCAAACTTATTTGTGTCGGGTCTAGAATCTCTTTCCCTGAACCTTTCGTTGTACTCCTCGTAGGATATGTACTTAAGAGGTATGGATTCAACATTCTCCATTAACTCAACTAACTTAACAAAAGCCGCAGAACCTGCTGACTCTGTAAAAGTAACAAAGTGGGTTATCGCTGTGGCTACAAAAGTAACTTCAGATATTAACACTTCGTTACCACTTGTTATAGTTAAAGCAGATGTTTTAGTTTGTGTGCCACCTGAGCTAGTGCCTATATCTAATGTAAGTGTTGAACCACTTGTTTGAATAAGTACAGTGTATGTTCTCCCAACAATTAAGTCATCTACTTGTTGTGTTGCCTTTGCACTAGTAAGTAACAACGTGTTACCAAACTTAGAACTTGCAGCAGGAGAACCTGATACTGCAGTCCAGTTTGTTATACTGGCTGCCCCAGCAATCTCAAAGTCACCGTTCCTTATGTAATCTTTTGGCTCAAGAAATACGTTGTCGTAGTCTATGTACTTAAGAGTGGAAGCGATAGACGCAAAACTATATAGCTGTTTACCTGCTATTGCATCTTCTGCACCCTCTGCTCTAGTAAAGGGCCAGTTAAGCTCTGAGTTAAGAATGTCTGAGATAGATCGGTTGATGTAATCTTTTACAGTAGTTTGTACACCTCTAGAACTTGTAAAGTTAGAGCTAGTAAGCTCCACTTCGTTCATGTCCCTAAGTACGTTGTTTACTAATGTTAGATACGAACTTGCCATTTATTGTTTGCTTTCAGAATCTTCTGCAATCGCTTCAGGATTGTTTTCTTGCACAATCTTATTGAGGAGTTGCAATTTTTGATTAGCTAAAACCATGTCACCAAGTGCTTTGTCTATCTGGTCAAGTGGTCTATTGTTTGTGTTAATTAATGATGTTGCATTTTCTAAAATTAACTTGTATTGGAACGCCAACGCTTGTGCTGCTAAATTCTTCATATTAAACCCCCTGTTGTATAAATTATACACATAAAATACACAAATAGCAAGAAGTTTATTTAGTTAACTTTTTAAAAGCTTCTTTTATTTCTTCTATCGATCTGTTACACCCAACACAGATATTATTGTTATCTAACTTACAGACACCTACGCAGGGACTCACTTAGCAATACTTCTCAAACTATCCATAACATCGTCTATTGATGGCTCTTTAGAATTAGGGTTGTGTATACATTTATACTGCTTAGGGCAACCTATCCTGATGTCAGTAAATTCCATCTCGAAAGTTTTGTTTGCACCTTCGTATATGCAAGCCATCTTATCTTTCCATACTTTCTGTGACTTTAATCGGCAAGTAACATAAACTGGTTTAACGATTAACTTCTGCCACAACTTCTGTTGATCAGTCCAATCTTTAGAATGTGATTGTTTAGAAAGCACACCTACTAATAGTAATAAGAATCCACCTATCACAAGAACTAGAAATAACCATCCTATCCCTTCGCCTATCTGTTTTCTAAGGGCTTGTTGTTTGTAGATAGTTCGTTGTCTTTCTTTTCTAATTTCACCTTCCATCTGAAGGAGTTCATCGTAGGCATTAGGTCCTATAGTCAAATTCAAATACATCTTTAGTTCGTAACGTTGTTCTTCTAGTTTCTTCTTAGCAGAGTAAGCTTGTAAAGCCATTGTCTCAATGCTCCCTGCACCGAAGATTTGACTAAACACTCCCGGATTCTTTGCTTGCTTCTCTGCATTGTCCACATCTGAAGCTGCTCCCATCCAGCGACCTATGTCACCCGACATCTGTTCTAAATCACGACCCATTGCAAAGCCCGACTTAATTGCACTAAAAGCTTTTCCAGCTACCCCTACAGCAATGCTGATGGTTAATGGGTCCATTAGTTTTTCCTTACTGGTTTACAATACGCTGTTATTTGTAAATTAGGTCCTTGTTTTTGTGGGACAGAAGGTTGTCTGTGTAATCTCTCTGCAAAGTATAAACAACGATTTATGTCGTTAAAGGTTTGTGTTTGGTCTATAACTCGCAGTCCCATCATAAATACAAGTACAAACTCAATCATTCACTTACACAGGTACTCCTTGTACCTCTTCTTCTTTGTGGCAAGTGCAAGTACATTCTTCGCAATCACACTCGTAGCATGTGCAAGTGTCACACCTTTTCTTTTCTTCGGTCATAGCCACTCTCCATTTTTCATTGCTAAGGATAGCTTCATAGCTCTGCCTTTTACTTGGTCTGCCCACCTAGAATCAATCATCTCTTCACAAGCTGAGATGTAATTTACTTTTTCTATGGCTAACCACATATCCTTAAATTTCATTAATCTTGGAACACCCATATTAAATGCCATGTCTATAAGTACCATTTGTCTTACAGCATTTACCTGATTTACTATTGGCTTGTTGGCAAGGAGTTCTTTTTCTACGATGGCTATGTCATTCATGCAAAGATAATACGCTTCTTCTTCTGTAAGACCCACTTCGTATATTTCTTCGGTGGTCTTATTCATGTAAGATAGCTCACCGTCTGTGATACCCCTGTCTTCAAGATTACGACCAATTCCCACCGTATCTATGCCTAAGTGGTCTTGGTAGACGTTAAGTCGTAGACCTTCATGTAAGGCAATCATCTTGACTAGTTCATCAGCATCGTATTTCATTGTTAAACCTTTTTCTTTTTCTTAGGAAAGCCTGCTTGCATATTAGCATATGCTTTAGGAGATATACTTGACTTCTTCTTAGTAGCACTGTCACCAGCCTTCTTCTTCTGGTTAATGTTGTAATACAAGCCCTTCTTAGCTGTTTTACCAGACTTAGTTTTGTGTGTGCCTATTTTTCCACCTTCGGCTTTACCTTGAGCAGAACCTAACTTTATAGCTACAATCTTACCATTTTTATCAAGTGTATAACTATCAGGTGTAAATTTAAGAGTGTTAGGGTTAACGCCTATTTCCTTAAGTAATTTATCGTCTTCACCTGAACCTTTGTACTTAGTCATGTCTTTAACCCTTCTTTGCTTTAGCTTGTGCTGTTTTAGATAAGTCCTTCATGTGAGATAAAGGTTTGCTCGTCTTAGTGTGAGTTTTGCCAGTATGC